CCACCAGACCATTCTAATGTTTTCTGTTGTAGATCGTATTTATATTTCTCTTCGTTAAGATAATCTTTTGATAATGCATCGAGAGAGTATTTAAATCTGTTCTCATTAATAACAGATGCAGCTATCATTGTGTCAACAATTCTACCTTTTATCATCATACCTGTCACTGCTCTGATCCAACAGACGTCATACATGGCGTTGTGAAATACTTTTGTAATGTTTTCGTTTTGAAATATCTTATCGTTTAACACCTGCCATATCTTATTTATTCTATCAAAAGCTATGTCAGTATCAGAGTGACGTAAAGGAAAGTATGCAAGATCATTATCTGTTGCCACTGCTATGCCGCAGATAAAACCATCGTTGCGTATCGCACCAGATCCTTTTGATTTAAGATTAGGATCATAGGTCTCTATATCTATCGCAACGGTATCAATACCGTTTAGATCTAAATCCTCTGGTGTATTACACATTGTAGTCCCTCTCTATAATCATCTCTATAAAATGTATCGCTTTCAATAAGTCCTGTTTCTTCCCCTTATCACGGTGTCTTATTATATATTTTATAGCACAACCCTCGGGATATAACAACTCATTCTCAACTACAAACTTGCTCGGTTGAATTTTATATTTTTGATAGTGGTTTCCTCCGTGTTGTTTGTCCCAAACATTTTTCTTTTTCATCTTACTCCTAACGTGTATTTACCTTGTGATGCTACAGTCCAACAATCAAATCTGCCTCTGCTGTATGCAACATATTTTAATCTTAGTTGTGTAAAATAATCTTCTTGTCTTGTTGCTGTCAGATCAACAACAACGTTGTCAAACGTCAAACCTTTTACGGTATGTATGTTTGCGTATTTTACTCTTACTTCTCCATCATCATAACCTTTGTTTAGAATCTTTCTAATGTAAATTAATCTATCAGGATCTGTCTTCTTTCTTATCAGTGCAAAGTCTCTTTCTCTACCTGCGTCTTCTTTTAAATACTTGTGATGTTTCATGTAGTATAAAGTATATTCTCTATCAACCCACTCATCAAAAGTCTCCTCACCTCTGCCGTGAACTATCACCTTGCTGCCCATGTATTGCCAGAAGTCTTTTATCTGTTTCAATGGCATAGGTGTGCCTTTACAAAAATCTGGCCATAGCTTGTGGCATCGTAATTCTTTCTTTGGTACGTGAGCCGTGTTCCCTACATGTGCAAACTCTATACCCTGCTGCTTGAAAAATTTTTTGACCCATGAATCCGATGGCGTGCCACGATAAGTAAATAAAAAGGTCTCGTTCGTATTTTTTATTTTATCTAACAAAGCAGTCATAGCACTACATCTTTTATCCAAACTAGGAAGATGGTAATGGTTGCCTGTTATACCTGTTGGCTTCCATGCTCTCTCGTAACCATAATGATCCCATATCGGTCTTATTATTCTTTTACATAGATTGTTTATTGTCTTGCCACATCTGTGTCCCTGCTCTAGTTGTTCTGCCTTTCTTGATAATCTGTGG